AACCAAGTAAATCGTTCTACTTCTTGTTTAAGCTCTTCTTGAAAAGAAAAGTTTAATTGGTTCTTTAATGTTTCTAAAGATGCAGTAATTTGTCTTTGGTTAGTGACTTCATATTGTTCTTTAGGTTCTGGTATATAAACTGTAATCTTTGCCATTATCTTCTACCATCGGGTTGAAAATCAAACCTAAATAAACCTAATCTCCAGTTTTCATCAGTTGATTCGTTTTCTATTTTTAATGCAGCAAGTCTAGCTCTTGCTCTAGTATCAATTTTTTCTGTAGAAGAATTTATAGTAAAAGGGCCTAAAGGTGAAGATGAGGCAGTATTACTTGGATAGTCTCTTAAATCTAAAGTAATTTTAGCATTTCCTTGTAATATTTTAAAGTCAGGAATTAATCTTCTTATTTTTATGAAAAATTCTCCATCTCCATTTACATCTAAATCAAAATCTCCTGATTTAATATATGCTGAAATAGCAGTCGCATTACCATTAGCGTCTACTTCATTAACTCCTGTTTCGTGTTCGTAGTATATTGAACTTCCTTGATCAGCAGATATACCGTTAACAATAGGAAATGTTCCTGCAGAACTAGCTACAAATTTTGTAGCATAGGGTTTATCAAAAACTCCTTTATCTACATAAGAAGACCTAGCTAAAGATCCAGTAACCCATGTGCCTTCTAAATAATTATATATGACCATTCTATTTACAAATACACTATTTGCATCTGGGTAAAACCAAACTATTTCATTAAATAAACTATTATGTGATGCATAAACTTGTTGGTTTGCATTAAAATTTAAACCAAGATTATCTCCTGTTGTTTTAAAAACAAAATCTTCAACAAGACATTTTAATCTTTTTACTGATCCATCGTAAACAAAAAACGCTCCTTCATCTGACATCCAGTAAACAGTGGTATCTACAAACACCATTGAATTTTGTCCAAGCACTCCACAATTTGATCCAACTTGTCTTATAGAAAAAGTAAAAGGAGGGCCAACAAACTGTGCAATGTAAGCAGAAGTATCGGTTCCAATAAACGTGTAATCTTTACCTTGAACAGCACCTCTTATTTCACTTCCAGAATCTAATTGAAAAGTTCCTGCAGTATTTATAGATGTAGGTTGATAATCAGTTCTATCTTCTTGATCTGAAAATCTTATGAACATTTTATCTTGTGTAGAAGGAGATCCAATTGTTGTTTCAGTTCCTAAATGAAATAAATGCCTATCTCTATCCGATACAATAGTCATAACTGATTTTGTAGGATTATTTGCAATACTTGTTGCACGAGTTGTCAAAGCGGATGTATCAGCTGCAATAGGTGACCAGTTAAATGATCTTCCGTTATGTACAGTTGCTATTAATATTTGACCAAAAGTATCTAAAGACCATATACCAGGATAAATTAAAGTATTAGAACTTGATCTTGCAGTACCCCACGTTTCAGCTCCCCATGTGCTTGCTCCCCATCCAAAAGCTCCTGTTTGAACTAATGGGCCTACTTTTATATAAGGTAAAGGATCTAGTGTTCCGTCATTCGTGGCTCCTGTGCCTGTTTCTGCTGTAGGCATTTCAATTGTAAAAGTCGTTGTGCTTGGAATTGTTTTAACTTCAAATAAAACATCATCAAAATCAGTAGCCGTATAATCTGTTTGACCACCAGTAAAAGATCCTGCGTTTTCAAAAGTAATAATATCACCAATTTCTAAGTTATGTGCTGCACTTGTTGTAATAGTAACGGTTGTAGATCCATTAGTAGTTGTTATATCTGCACCCGTTTGTTGTCGATCAGGATCAATTGGAGTGATGTCATAAAATTCACCTGAATAATAAATATATAAGCAACGGTTAGTTCCAAGAGCTGAATACTTTCTTCCATCTAAATCAAACCATGTTATCTGTGCTCTTACTGAACCTATAAGAGTTTGTGAATTTAATTGACTCCACCCTCCTATTTTTTCAGGTTGACCCGTTCTAAAACGTACATTATCTCCATCTACCCAGTTATTTTCATTTTGGGTGTCTGTTAATTGTTTATTAAAACCAGGTCTAAATGGTATTTTTGTTAAAGCCATAAATGTATTTTACAATATAATTAGTATATAGTATAGAAGGTAATATGAGCACAATGAAAGCCAAAATAGTATGGTTTCCAGATAAATTATCTTCTATTACAGAGGATAGTCTTGAAAATAAAATAGACTGGGATCAAAAGCATTTAGAGACTGTTCGTAGATACATGAAAGAAGATGGATTACTATTTCCTGCTGTATTTAAAGATGATGAAATACACTGTGGTCATTATAGGTTTAGAGTAGCAAAAGAAATGGGTTTTGATGGTATTGAAGCTTATAAAGTAGATACCTTTGCAGAAGCCTTAAATTTGACTAAATTTACAGAGTTATGCTATAAGCACTACAAAGAATATAAAGAAAAAAATTACCTATGATTAAAGAGATTAATTTAGATTTCTTAAAAGAAAGTAATAAAAGAATTATAAACAATTTATATAAATTACAAAATTGGGGTTTTGGATTTGAATATCATCCAAGAAATGTAAATAGAAAAGATGGTGGTTTTACCATAATAACTTATAGCGAGGATGTCGATTATTTTAATAATGATATTTTAAATACTTACGTTGAGATAATTTTAGATGTTATTAAAGAAAAATATTTATGGCAATTTAAAAGAATACATAGTGTATTTTGGAATTGGTACCATCAAGGAAGTGTTACAGAATTTCATATTGATAGCCCTAAAGATAATATGTTTTCTATATTATATAATTTACATGATAATGATGGAGGCACTGAATTTAAAATTAATGATGAAAAAAAATTTTATAAATCAATAGATTCTCAAGCTTTACTTTTTCCTAGTAAATTATACCATAGGGGAGTTTCACCTAAAACTAATGAAAATAGATTTTCTTTAAACATAATAGTGGAGATATAATATGTATGAGTCATTAATAGAAGCAACTAAATTTCACGCTGTAAACCAAGACAATTGGATCGGTGAAGCATTAGCAGAATATAAACATCAAATTTTTAATTTAATAAAAGAGAATAATATTAAAACTATATTAGATTATGGTTGTGGTAAAGCAAAATTTCATTCTATTATATTTAATAATAAAAAAGTTCCAGGATCTCCAATGGGAATAAATATAACTCCATATGATCCAGCGGTTACACAATTTTCAAATAAACCAACTGGTCAATATGATTTAGTTTTATGTATTGATGTAATGGAACACGTTCAAGAAGATAAAGTGGATGAAGTATTAAAAGACGTATTTACTTATAGTAATAAAGTATTTTTAACGATTACCTGTTATCTAGCAAAACAAATTTTAACTAATGGAAAAAACGCACATTATACTATTAAAGATCCAGATTGGTGGAAAGAAAAATTAAAACCTTATGATGGTAGTTATATTGTAGTGTTTCAAACAAAACCTAAAAGGGGTGGTGATGTAGTTAATAAAGAAGAATGGAAACCAAATAAAACTACAATAAAGAAATTAGAAAGTAATGATAAAACATTAGATGAAACTCAAAAAGAAAAAGCACAATTATTAAATGATTAATTTAATAGATAAAAATAATAAATTAAATGAAACTAGAAATACTTTACATATTACATACCCTAGAACTATAGACATAATATTTGGACATTATCCATATCCTGAAATAATTCATAATTTTATTTTAAATATAAAAAATAATTTAGACCCAAATCTTGAAGGATATACAAATGTTAAAGGAGGCATGACTAATTGGAATCATTTTTTAGACAATACATATTTTAAAAATTTTATTGTTTATTTAATAAACAAACATCAAATAACGAATTCAAGTATTTTTGAATATTTTTTAGAAAAATTTGAAGTAATTAATGCTTGGGGAAACGAAATAAAATCAGGAGATAGTTTAAAATATCACACTCACCCTTGTCTGCATGGTATACTATATTTAACAAAAGGATGTGATTTATATTTACCTGAATTAAATTTAAAAATAACACCTGAACCTGGAGATTATTATATATTTCCACCTGAAATATTACATGGTTTTGATAAATATATAGGAGAAAAAAACAGATATAGTTTAATTTTTAATATAAATTCAATTGATAATGCATTTAAATTTAATAATAAGTTAGAAGAGAAAAATGACAGAAAAAACAGTTAACATAAATAATTTTATAGGTGTATATGATAATTACATTACCAAAGAAGAATGTAATAAAGCAATTAAATTATATGAAGACCAATATAAATTTAATAATACTATTAATAGAATAGGTGGAGAAAAAGCATCAATATTACAGAAACAAGACCAACAATTTTTTGCTCAGGCATTTAATTTAGATGTTTGGTGGGAAGATTTAAAATCTATGGTGTTAAATTTTGATTTAGCATTGAATCATTATGTTAAAAATACTGGATGTGCGGATGCTTATGGTCAAGAAAAATTTTTCTATACTAGTTTAAAAATACAGAAAACCTTACCCACTGAAGGTTATCATGTTTGGCATCTTGAACATAATAAAGGTTTTGATAATGAACCTAGAGCATTTGTATTTTCAATATATTTAAATGATGTAGAAGAAGGAGGAGAAACAGAATTTTTACATTTTTCAAAAAGAGTAAAACCTAAAACAGGTAGAATAGTTATATGGCCTGCAGGTTTTCCATATGTTCATAGAGGTAATCCACCTCTATCTGGTGAAAAATATATCTTAACATCATGGATGATGTTAAGATAAAATGAATTTTACTGAATTTATTGTAGAAATAAAAAATGTTATAAATCCTAAATTTATAAAACAAATTATCCCTTTAATAAATAAAAAATCTAAAAAAAATTTAACAGTAATAGACGGATTAAATAAAAATATAAGAAATGTAAAAGGATATCATTTAAATTTTGACACTCCTACTAATATTTTTTATTGGAATTTAATAAAAAAAGAAATAGAAAGACTTTACACATTTTATAAAGTTAAGTTTCCTAAAATGAACAGCAGCAAAATTAATCAGATAGATTTATTAAAATATACACCAAATGGTAAGTATGACATACATATAGATCACTATACTAATTCACCTAGATGTTTAAGTGTTATTATGAATTTAAATAATAAATATGAAGGTGGAGATTTAATTTTTACAGATCAAAAAGAAAAAGAAATTAAAAGACTTAAACTTGAAAAAGGTTCTATTGTATTTTTTCCAAGTAATTTTATGTATCCACATGGTGTTGAGCCTATAACAAAAGGAACAAGATATAGTATAGTTGCATGGCTACAATAAATTGTAAATTAATAAAAAATTTTTTTTCAAAAAAAGAATTAAATATTTTTAGTAAATATTGTTTTAATAAATTAGATGAAAATAAAAATTATAGAATAGACACACAATCATTTTCACCTGCATGGTATAATGATTCCTTAATGAATTCTTTGCTAAATGTAAAATTACATGAAGTTGAAAAAGAATGTAATTTAAAATTATTTCCAACATATGCATACTGGAGATATTATGTTTTCGGTGCAACTCTAACTAAACATACGGATAGACCAGCATGTGAAATATCAATAACAGCATGTATTAAAAAATATGACGATTGGCCAATAGTTATTGAAGATAAGTATTTTGAATTAAATGAAGGTGATGCAGTTTTATACGCAGGCTGTGATCAAAAACATTGGCGTCCAGGTATGTATAAAGGTGAAGGAATAGCTCAAGTTTTTTTACATTATGTAAATAAAAATGGGCCTAATAAAGATCATGCTTATGATCAAATAAATAAAAATTTAATTTATGAAGAATAAGAAGTAGGTTTTGCACCTAATCTAGTAATTTTTTCAGCTTGAGTTTCAGCAGAACTACCATCTTCATTAGTTAAATTATTTTCATCCCAATCAGATTGTAATTTAGCTAGATGAGCTGCATCCCATTTATTAGAAAACTGACTAATATCCCCAATATTTGCATCTGCAAAAGATGAGTGTGGGGTTGTATCTCTATATTCCACTTCATCTGAAGTAACTGAATTTCCATATTGAATTGCCCAAATATTTGAAAACTTAGGATCGTTCCAAAAAGTATCATCATTAATTTTATAACCAATACCTTCAGAAGCTCCTTCAGCATAATTTTTTATAACTGTTTTATCATCAAATACAATTGTCCAATTTCCGTTAGTTGCCATTTTATCTCCTAAGTTTTTATAATATAAATTACTGTTAAATATGGTTGAACAACAGAAGTTGCATCTCCTGAAAAGTTTGCACTCATGTTATGAGAGTGTCCACCACCACTACCTTGATTACCAGTATTTGCAGTTGATAAAGGTTCTCTACCTTTTCCATATGTATTAGTTATAGTTAACATATTACCACCACCAAATTGTTTACCAACATCATGAGAATGCGAAGCAAGTTGTGCTGTTGATAACGTTGCATTTGCTGTTGCACCACCAACGTTTCCAGTTGATGTTACCGTGTTTGCTCCACCAGTTGATCCTAAATTTTTAGTTCCTGATTTTCCAACGGCTACGTTATCTTGTAAATCTGGTACATTGAAAGTTGTTGAACCATCACCTGATCCATAAGTTGTACCAACGATTGCAAATAAATCCGCATATGTTGCTCTTGAAACTGCAGAACCATTACATTCTAAAAATCCTGATGGCACAGAAGAATCTGACCACGGCACAATCGTTGCTGTTGGGATACCTTCAATACCTGTAAGGTTAGCTCCGTCAAAATCGTATTTAGTTGCTTCGTAATTTGCCATAATTATTTATCCTTATATGTCCAACCAACTGTTGCATCACCAGAATATACTAAAGTAAATCCTGCACCTTCAGTATTAACTGTTAAATCAGCTGCTGAGTTTGTTATATTAGAACCATTTCTACCAACTGTAAACGCATTGGTGTCAAAAGTATATTTTGAATCTACAAATGTTACCTCATCTCCTGTTGCGGGTGAAGCAGGTAAAGTTATTGTTAAAGTTCCTCCAGAAGTATCTGCTAAAATTTGAGCACCTGGTTGAACTGTTTCAGCTGAAGAGATTGCTCTCCACTTTTTAAACTCTAAATCTTTTACAATGTCAGTTCCATTTGCATGACAAATATAAGAATGTCCTTCACATAATAAAAATCCTGTTTGTCCTGTCACTTTAAATGTTAAAGTAAATCCTGCGTGATCAGTGCCATCAATAATATTAAAAAACTTTTCAATTCCTGTAGGAAAATTTACAGTTCTATTTGCTGCTAATGTTCCTGTAAATTTCAAAGTCATATTTCTTGCATTTGAAATTGTTGCATCGGTCATTGCTAACGTAACATCTGCTGAAGCTACATCTATTTCTTGGTATCCCGCAACTGATTGTTGAATTAAATTTAAATTTGAATTAGTTTTATCACCCCATTGACCAGCGTTTTCGCCAGTCACCATAAGTTCAATACCGAGTTCTGAATAACTTGATGTCATAAAATTTTTCCTTTATTTAATTATAAGCCATTAAGCAGCTAAATCAACCTCTGTCCAAGTTACAGTGGTTCCAGTGTTAACCTCAGCCCATGCAATAATATTAGGCGAGCCTGTGGTAATTGTCAATCCTATGCCATTTGGAATAACAGTTGCGGATCCAACTCCTGTAATTTGACCTACAGAATACGTAGCTGAAGATCCTGTAGCATCATATTTAGATACTGGAATAATATCTCCTATAGATCCTGTTAAAGCAATACCTGTTAATGAAACATTAGCATCTCCAGTTGTATCTTCATTACCAATAAATGTACTTAAAGATACTCCAGTTAAAGGAACTTCTTGGATAGTGCCTGCAATAGCGTCTCCTATTGCTGAAGTTGAAGCAAATAAAGTATCATCAGCAGATTTAATAACAGTAGATCCATTAGCCCCATCAAAGTGTAATAAAAATTGTGTATTAGAATCAAATGAAAAAGCTTGAGTTGGTTCAGTGAAACTTGAGCCCCCGTATCTTGCAATATCTGAAACTCTAAACTCATCTATGTAACCATCAAAATCACCAAAACCATTTTTTCCAATACTAAATAGACCATTATCAGGTTTATTACCTGTAGAAACTGTATCTTCTAAAGTTCCGTTTTTATATATTCTATGAGTGTTGCCTTCTCTTTCATAAGATAGCATAGTCCAAACACCAGCAGATACTGTAACTGAAGTAGTAATAATTGTTGATGGGTTTATAGTCCAATAAACTTGATTACCTAATAAATAGGATTGTTCTGTTGTGCTTGTTCCTGATTGCCAAATGCCTTTATAACCTGTAACGTTGTCAGGTCTAATCCATAAATCAATTGTAAAATCACCAGAGCTTAAATCTAAATTAGTTGTTGTCTCAATGTAATCATCAGTACCATCTAATAATAAAGATGCTGTTCCAAATTTAGCTTGTGCAGTTGAAAGTTGTGCATTGCCTTCGGCAGTAAAATTAAATAAAGGTTCTTGGTTTGTTACTTGTACATTAGCATGCCCCTCTAATGTAACTGTACCTAAATCTTGAGTTAATAAGAAACTATGTGCAATTTCGTTATCAGAGTTTGCTGAAGTACCTACAGGTGTAATAGCAGTCTGTAAAGAATTTCCATCGACTTCAACAACTACATCTGTAAATGCGTCTTCATTACCTGTTACTACTGATAAAGAGATACCTTGTAATTGAACTGAATAATTATCTCCCCAAGCAAAACTTCCCCAAGTTTCTCTTCCCCAACCTTCTCCTATTAAAAATTGATCATCGATTGTAGCCGTTCCAATATTTGTAGAAGAAGATATGCCAGAAACAGGAACACCTATTCCTATTCCTTCATTACCTGTAACAATATTAAATTGTATTCCTGTAACTGGAACTTCTGCGGATGCTCCTGCAACAGCGTCTTCTATAGAAAATGTAGATGATATTCCAGATACACTTACATTAGCGTTAGCTGAAGTTGTAGATGTACCTATTGAAGTTGAAGCGGCAACGGATGAGACTAAAACGGTTTCGTCAGATAGGTCTCCCCAATCTGATGCACCCCATGTTTTATTACCCCATCCTGTTGCCATTTCATAACCTAATCAAATTACGATATTCTTATAATCGCTTGTGTATCGTTTGCATCAGGGAACTGTACTGTAAAAGTTCCTGCTGTTGCTGTTTTGTCTCCACCAAAGTCTAATACTGCAACTGCTGTATTTGAGTTTGATGTATTGTATATCAAGGCTCCTCTTGCAGTTAAAGTAACTCCTGTGAAAGATAAATCATTGAAATCAACGAAAGCTGTTGTTCCGTTTACTGATACTAAAGCATTAACTAAGGCACCACCACCTTGAGCATACTGACCTGTGTCTCCAACTTGACCGCCTGTGCTGTCGCCAGGGTAAGCAGTTGTATCTGCACCAATAGTTGCTGTGTTGTCGTATAATGCTAATTTAAATACATCTCCCGTTGAAGGTGTAAAGTCATGTTCTGCTTTAAGCATTTCTTCCTTAAAGCTGTTACATATTGCGTTTGTTGTAATTGCCATATTTTCCTCCTATAAATTTGTTATGGCGATGGAGAAGGTACCTTAATTCTAGGAACCCCTTCATCGTATTCTCCTCGTCTTCTTCTTCCCATTTGCTGTAATGCAAAACCTTGCATGCTATCATCATACTGGCTTTTATAGAGGTTGTACATATCTGCAGGGCCTTTTAAGTAAGAAAAACATTCTTTTAAAACGCCATATAATAGTAATCCATCTTGATAAGTAGAAAGATAAGTAGAATTCGTTGATGTGAAGTGTTTTGGGTCTATAATAAAATTTAATTGTACTTGATAAGTTGAATCAGGAGTTGGTGCCACAACCGCATTAAAATCGTCCCACATTGCATAATATTTTGGTAGTCCTGTTGCACCAGAATTATTGTATTCTGATATAAAACTTGTATCTCTTTTTTCTAAAAAATATCTATCGCCTGACCCATCAAAAACTTGAAGGGATCTTACTACTACACAGTCAGAAGGTAATGATATATATCTTTGACCAGTAACAAAATTAGCAGTTGAATATTTTCTTAAATCGTCATAATCAACTTTAGCGGCCACATCTAATTCTACTTGTCTTATAAATTGATCAATAATAGAATCTGTTAAAACATTAGAATCCACTTCAGTATAGTTTCTAACTTGTGTTAAAAAATCTGAATAACTAATAGCCATTATGAAATCTCCACTGTTACTTGACCAATATTAGAAATTGCTTGTCTACCTCTATTTTGTGCAGATCCATCATCAGGTTGCATGCCAGTAGAACTAAAAGCAAAATCTCCTGGTAATGTTAAATTAGCAACAATTCCCCCACCTCCACCAGATAAAACTGTAAATGTCTGAGGTCTTGCATTCATTAATGCTACACCATCAGCACCTGGATTTCTAGGATCTAGTTGAGGATGTTTAGGTTCAAATTCTGATATATGGACAAATGCTCCTGTCCATTCCTTTACCATTTCTCTATATGGGAAAGCTTGGCCAGAACGATCTGATATTGCTTGTGCGTATTTTCCTGATGCTCTAGTTGCCATTATACGCCATCTCCATAAAATGTTTGAGGTGAAATATAAACTGAAGTTCTTTGTCCATCTTCATTTAATGCTCTTTGTAATTCATCTTCATACGCCAATCTTAAACTTTGTGTTGCACTTGGATTACTTAAAAAAGATAAATAGTATGCTAAACCAGAAACCATGCACGGTATAAATCTGTATGCAATATCTGCGGTATTAGTAAAAGCACCTGCATCTTCAATTCTGTTAATAGTATAATATTTTAAGTGTGTATATGTTGTAGCATCTGGTGCAATGTATAAATTGATAATTGGTGTAGTTTGTCTATCAACAAAATATTGTGAAGGTTGTCCTGTAGTTCCTTTGTTAGGCAACGCAGCATAAGCTGATCTATCTATCTTTGTTAAAGATATATCATTTGTTGATGTAGTTACCCCTGAAGTAGTTGAAATATAAGCTTCTAATACATCTGATACATTTGTTGGAACTGTGTATGATATTGTACCAGCAGTTAAAGCTTGTGTTTGTAATTCAACTTTCCAGAGATGAACGCCACGATTACCCCATTCTGAAAATAAAATATTTAAATTTCTTCTTGCTCTTTTTAAATCATTACCTGAATTTGTTCGAACTCCGCATCTATTAAATGACTCTTCAATAATATCGTCTATGTTTAAATCGAATGATGTTGTTCCTGAAGTAGCCATTATAATAAATCCTTATAGTATTTAATTGAACCACCTTTAGAAGCAGCTCTTACACATTGTCCACCAACATTTACAAATCCTGGAGGACAAGTAATAGTATTGTCTCCGCCTCTACCACTCATTTCTTTTAATTTTTGTGTAGTGGCTGATACTATTGGCATACCCATTGCTTTTCTTCCAACTGCAGTATCTCTAACTGCACCAAGTACATTAACTACACCTGCACCTGGTAAAACATTAGCAAAACCTAATGACTTTTGTCTTGCTGCTAAATTATCTTTAAACGATGTTATTGATTCAGTAGGAATTCCAGGATCAACAGGGCCAGTTATTTTTTTTTCTTGGTAGTTACCAGGTCTTTCTACAGGGCCAGCTTTAGCTGCTCCAGCAGGAGTATCTTTTCTACCCCCTTGGTAGCCTCCACCACCTCTGAACTTTTTTACTTTTAATTTTTGTCTGGCCATGCATATCCTTTATTACATTAAGTCTTTATAGTAATCCATTGATTTACCTGGAACTAAATTCTCATCTTGTAATCCCATACCAGATTGTCTAGCAGCTCCATAACCCTGTTTCATTTCACCACCTTTAGCTTTTTTCTTAACTATATCTCTTACATCTTTTGCATCTGGGAGTTTAATTGATTTTACATATTTAGAAAACTTATCCTCTTCTTTTTTACCTGTAACCATTGCACCTTTTTTAGCTTTCATCATTTTGAAATCTTCTCCAGTAATTTTACCATCTTTATTTTTATCTAATTTTTTTTGACCGCCTTTAAGCATTTGTCCTCCTTTATTGTATTTTTTCATCATACCTCCACCCATTTTTTTTGTCATACCTTGGGGTTTAGTATTTTCCATTCTTTTTTCTTTTTCAGAAAAAACTTGTGATGGACTTCTTCCTTTTAATCCTTTATCACTAATTCTTCCTGATCCTTCTTTTGAATAACCACCAGGTACTTTTTCAATAGATCCACCTGTTGATTTATTTTTAGGTTTTATTTCTTTTGGTTTTAAAGGTTTACCACCCTTACCTGTAGGTTTAACAACAACCATTGTAAATGTATATTTCTTACTCATAGGTCTATCATACCCCCATAGTATTTCTTTGTAAATGTACTAACATTTGTAGGTTTTCCACCAGGATTACCTGCTGCTCTTTTTCTCTTTACAGCACTCGCCTTTTCTGACTTTGTCATTGCTGTGGCTTTTGCAAGTGGTACGCACTTGGGGTATTTCCTCTTCGAAGAGCCACCTGACGTAGATCTCCCACAAGGTTGATATTTTCCATTTTTTTGCTTGGCTCCAATATCTACCCATTTTTCTGAAAACCATTTCTTTAAACCTTTCTCAGCCATTAAAGTAAATCTTTGTAATAATCCTCATAGGATTTGTTTGAAACTTTTTTACCCCCTATTTCAGATTTTATATATGAACCATTGTACTCTGTTCTTTTTTTATATTCTTGATCTGTTTCAGTTGTCATTCTAGGTCTATGTGTTTTAGCATGATCTATAATTGATCCTTTAGAATATGTTTTAGCACCTTCAGGTCTCATGTAAGTTTTTGGAAACTTTTTTGCAGGATCAAATTTTTTACCATCAACGATAAACGGATCTCCAACATATACAATATTTTTATTACCCATAGCCATATCTCTAGCTTTAGGCATTTTTTTCTTTTGTTTTTTCTTTTGCTCTTCAGACATTTTTAATCTCCTTACACCAGAAGAACTTGCAGCACCAGAACCTGCAGATCCTCCGCTTTGCATTTTTTTAGGGCCCCAATCTTTTCTTCTTACACCAGATGGGTCTTTTGCTTTACCTGCACAAATTTTAGATGCGTATGCGTTAGCATACGCTGAGGGATAAACTTTAAATTTTCTTTTAGCGGCCGCTTTGCCTCTAGCACATAATTTAGTCATTGTGTTTAAGCCTTTTTCTGTTGTACAACTTTTTAGATTGTACCACTTTTTGCTTAAACTTTGAAGACCTTAGGTTTTTTGCTATTGGGTTTCTTTTTGACTTGTAATCGTTTCTTTTTTCTCGCTCCACGTAATTTACCGTCTATTTGTTGAGTCATTTGTGATCTACCTATGGTCATACTAAATCAACCGCCTTTCCGATTATGGGTTTATATTTTACTTTTTTATCTTCTCTATATGCATGCATAAATTGTCTTCTAGGTTGGTAAGGTATCCAACTTGCATGGATCCAGCCACTATTAGGCTCTCCTGGCGTATAGAATTCTAAAATGAGTTGATCTGTTTCTAAATATTTATTTATCCAATCTGCAACTTCAGCATTATCTACACCTAACACTTCGAAGTCTGCGGCCTCAGCTTTGGCATGCTGTGAATTTTCTGAGCTACCGATAGCTCTACAAAGTTCTACACTACGAAATCCGCTAGTCACCTTAACTCTTCCGAATTGATCTCTTACTGGTTGTAATACGTTTTCGCATAGCTGTTTTAATTTATCTATTTGATCACCGTTAGGATTATTATCAATATTTAAACGGATTGCAGTATCCGATTTTATTAGTTCTTGTAATGTAAAATTACGGGAAAGGTTCATTATTTTGGTTTTATAATTTTATCTATACTTATACTACCATCGATATTTTTTTCAACCATAGCATCTACCTCCCCGCACATAAAACGTTTATTGTTCATTTCCATGTTTCTTGTTGCTTCTCTTTTCATTTTTAAACATGTAGATATATCAGGTTGAATTCTATGTTCAACTAATTCTCCTCCTATAAATAAACAAAGTGCAATAACTGTTTGTATCATTAATGATTCCCATTTAATTTACCAATATTAGCTCTTACAGAATCTTTTAATTTTTCTGTATCTACTCTTAATCTTTCAACATCCATTTGAAGTCGTTCAATGTTAACTCTGTTATTCATCATACCATCAACTCTTATAGTTAATTTTTCTAACCCTTCTGCTATATGTTCGAGAAGCATGAATTGTTCCTGATCGATAGGTTTTTGAGCTGATGCCTCTAACAAGTCTTGTTCAAATAATTTATTTGCTGTCTCTAATGCGTTGAGTCTCTCAATAACACCAAATGCAAACCACGCTCCTACAATAACGGCTGCGACCAATCCTATTAAATTACGTAATGGAAGACCAATACTTGTGTTGTCATCAATTTTTATTGACATGATAGACACTCATCAGAATCAGAATCTAATGCTGCTAATGCTTCTTCTTTACAATCTTGGCTACAAAATAAATCTAATTCGTCTTTTGGTTCAAATTCTTTTTTACATTGCTTGCAATCTTTTTTCATTTCTTTCTTCTCCTTTTGAGTAAATTTTTTCTTTTATTCCACAACCATGATGAAAGTTTAACACTATAAGTTTCTATTACAGAAAACACTTTGTCAATAAACCCAAAAAAAGTATACAACCACTTGTCTATCATTTTGATGCAACTTTACCCTTATTAATACCTTCTTTTATAACGTATTTTTGTGTTCCGTTTGCACCTATCTCAACTTCTTTTTTTAAATTTTTAAATAATATTTTTTCCTTTTCTGTTTTATCTTTTTGTTTTAAAAAAGATTCAATTGTTTTTGTATCTCTCATAATTAATCCTTTACTTTATCTTCCATTTGATAAAACATTTTATCACTATCTTCCGTAACCATGCTAGAGTCCTCTGCATCCCAATAAGTAGTTTGGACTCTATAGTCAGGCCAGCTGTTATCAGTAGTGTATGAATTAACATGCCACAAAAGGCGATTATTAGGCTGAGCTGCAAAATTACCGTTATCAAGCTCCAATATATGTGCACACTTATGTTCTTGAGGAATTTCAGAATGTTCAACATCCAAGATGTTAACATCTGGGTGTGCCCAATCAATCGTAAATAAATATTTTCCATGATAAAACTTTTTGTCTAAGCCTAAAAATTTTCCTTTTAGACCATCCAGCCAATCAAAAGTAGTAACACTAGGCCAATAACTAAAACAGTTCCACAGTTCCAACTCGTGCGTCTGCATATTCGGCACATCGGCTCTATCATACGATTTTTGAAAAAACGCTGAGATAGGCAAACGCCAAAAGCACGCACCATTAGGTAGCATGATGTTAAATAAGAGTGCACGGCCTGATATACTTGTGAGACCAAAGATAACACAGTCTTCGCTTTCTCCATGATGTTCTTTAAGATCATAAAGATATTCCTTTCTGACCTTGCAATAGATCGGTGGTAGATTCGCATTTAAATAAGACATTTAACACTTCCATCTTCTTCTCGCTTGTCTTAATCTTGAATTTGGATCCTTAGCAGCTTTTGGAAACATTTTCATTTGTCCTGCACTTCTTGCACAATAAGATTTTCTTCTTGCTGCTCTTTTCTTACCAGGATTATCCTCAGTAACTGCTGTTTTTAATTTAGATCCAGGATTTTTTCTTCTATACGCCATGACTCCTGCTTGAGTCATTCCTGCACCAGCTTTTGTAGAACGAAAGTTTTTTTTATTTCGTGGTGGCATACCACCTTTTGACATCTTCAAAAGCTGAGCAGTATAATTATCCATTGTCCGAAGTTAAAGTCCCTGCACTGTATTTGTCTGTAAATAAAGTATACGCAGTAATTTTAACCGATGTTTTTAAATAAATTCCTTTTGGAAACATAATTCCATCTTCAGGAATATTTAATGTATAAACATCGCCACTTGGGACATCACCTATGAATCTTGTAACCCCGTCACTAGAACAAAGGTTCACGAGACCCGCACCTGTTCCATCAGAGGCAATTGAAATACCTTTAAGTCTTACAGGTGGAGAAATAATTTCTCCAAGTAAACTTACTGCCGTTGCATCAGCATGCGTAGTTGCTGTAGTTCCATTTGCTCCTCTAACGCAACCTGTTAGATCGTTTGAGGACACTGCTGTATAAGTGATAACTTCACTTTCAATCAAAATAGTTCCACCGCCTGTTGGAAATCCAACAGCAGAAGTCAGTGTGATTGTAGTATCCGTTGCACTTAGTTCTCCACCTTCATTTAAGGTAGTAGCGACAGCAGCGTCAGAAGATCTAGTTGCTTGTATGTCTGCTTTAAAACTCATTTAGTTCTCCTTTAGTTGTGGCTCCCGAAGGAGCCACTAATTATTTATTACTACGCAGAATAACCGTAAACTTCAAGTAAAAATTTACCTGCAGTATATGTTCCTACAGTACTTCCTGCTTGAACAAAATATAAATATTTACCAACTGTTGGTAAAGTAATTATATCGATGTCCCCTGCAGCTACACCACCAGAATTTAATAAAGATGATGCAGTTAAAGTACTGATTGCAGTTGAGTAAACACCTGTTGCTTCATCTGCTTGATAAATATCAATATCAGTATCTCCTGTTGCTGGAGTTTCTAAAGTTAATAACCTTGCAGAAAACAAAGTTCCGTTGTTTGCCGCTGTAAGTGCAGCAAAATAAGCTGGACTTGAGTTATCGACTCCGATAATATCATTTGTAGTTCCAGATGAAGTTATACCTGTTAAATCAATCATAATAGTTGTTTTAATAATTGATCCAACTTTTTCTAATGAAGTTGCATAAACTCCAGTTGCAGATATACCTGCTCCTGCTGTAGCATTTGTGTTAGCAGTTGCTGAAACAAATCCTGTAGAATCTACAGAAAAGTTAGTTGTAAAGGCACCAGTAGATGAGTTTTTAGTTACTCCTAAAAAACCATTTTCCGATCGGACTGGGCCTGTAAAAGTTGTGTTTGCCATAATATTCTCCTTTTGTATAGCGTTGTATTTGTAGTCTCTATACTCGTCTGCCTAACCAGTCTACAAATAATTTTTTATTGTTAGGTATTTTTATTATACATAAAAAAAGGGGCGATGTGAACACCGCCCCTTTTAAGTACCCGTTGTAGGGTTAATCTGTTAACTATTAGCTAGTTGGTAAGTTTCCGTTACCAAATACACATCTTGGATCAGAGAATCCAAAAGAGTATCTTTCTCTAGCTTTGAATCTAACGTTACCAGTATCGAAGTCACCTTCTAACGCAGTTTTAATCGGGCTTCTTTCGAAGTGTTTAAAACCATTAGGTACATCTGTTAACAAGAAGAATGAGTC